AACATATACATACGAGGGCCGTTACCCCAAGTAACGTTTTCCTCATGTAAGGTTTGTAGCTGTTGTCTATAGTAATCGCTTATCATAACTTCTTTAAATCCACTCCATACTTCTCAAGATGCTTTAGACACCCGAGATCATATGCTAGAGAAAATGCGTTGAAGCCGCCACTATTAGGCACGGCCATCCACATATCTTCTTGTTGTTGTATGGGCTGCAAGATATAAATACTATAGCACTTACTTCCGTAACGCGCTTCGTAGTTAGTGTCTTGATACCCCATCTTTTCAGCCTGATATGCTATAGAAATCTCTTGTTCTACGATAGCTGGTGAATGGTACTTTGCAGACCATACTATAGCTCCTTTCTCAAAAGACTCTGCTACGCACTCATCTGGTAAGTAAGCAGGGTTAATGCGATCTGCCGCAGACGCTGGCTTACTAGGCACACCGACTCTATCAATTATATTCTTTACGAAACTTGCTGAACGATAGAGCTGTTTTGCGATTGCTGCAATACTTTCTCCGTCGAGATAACTGGTAACGGCTTCTCTAATCTCATGATCAGCCGCCTTCGTGCCGCGTAGCTTTGCCTTACGCGCTGCTGTGTATTCCTTACGTTCCTCATACTCATCAAGAATCTTCTGTAGTCTAGTTGTGTTGTATGCTATATTTAAGAAGTCGCAGGCTTCTTTCTTAGTAATTGGTGCTTTAGTTGAGCCAGGACTCAATAGATTTAACACCTTCTCTATGTTTGTACTCGATAGATTTTCGTGATCCTTTTTCTTCACCCTCTTCGCTAATGCCACTTAGTTTTGCCTCCAATTTGAACATTAAACAACATATGGCATGAGCAAGATGGTCTAGATTTGTTTCTTCGTCTAGGTCTTCTCCGTCCATGTGTGCGAATAAATGACGCAACGCTGCGCCCGTATATCTATTTTGCAAGTTGTCTAGTTTTTTCCAGTTATGTTCATCATACTTGGCTGCACCGTATGTCAGCACCTTACCAACTTCTACTAAAGTTTTAGGCGGTAACAAATACAGCCTTGGCTTTTCGCCATCAAATTTTTTACCTTCAGTCATTATTTCTCTCCTCTATATGTGTATATTATACTAGCATACGCATTTAAAGTCAAACTATACTTCGTCAAGTGCTGCTACAACATCTGGAAAGTGTTGCCCTAGGACATTCCAACATTGTTCAGCAACTATCATATGTTCTTTCTGAGTTCCATGAGCCATTCGTAGCTGACAATAGTGTATCCAAGAACGCAGACTTCCTGCCATATACAAAGTAGTGGGGGTGTTTCCTTCCGGCAACAACACTCTGGCTTGCTCTTTTGCAATACCATTATCAAGTGCCCACTTATAGGCTTCATTTGCAGCTCTATTAACTGTAGCTTGCTTCATTCTCCAGCTCTCTGCCAGCTCACGTGATACAGGGTCAGAGTAGTCAAGTTCAGTACTATTCTGACGGTTTTTTGTATCTTGTAGGCGACACTCACGAGACTCGTAAGGCTCCTGTACTTCTGCATATCGCTGACTAAACTCTTGAAAAGAGAAGCTACGGTGACGAATAATCTGCCTACTAATATCACGAGTAGTTTCGATTTCGAGAGTAACGTGTACCATCTCGAAAGGTGACCAGTGCTCATGTTGAATCAAGTATCTTAACAGCTTGGGAGCTGAATATAGAGTTGCTTGATTACTCGGATTACTTACCCTAGCCGTATATGCCACTAGCTCATTAGCTGTATGACAGCCGGTTGTCGCTGAAGGCGTTGTCATTCCTACTAAACTTACTTTACTCATTCTTCTTCCTCTAAACAATAATATGGGCCAGAGTCCGGTTCTGCATACCACCAGCGTTCTTCTGAGGCATTAGGGCAGCGTTCAGGCGTACCATAGCCATCACCACTAAGAAACTCTCCACAATTTGGGCATGACTCATCCATTTCTTGGTATCCTTTGTATTTGCTGTAGCCTTTTTTAGACGCGGCTTTGCGATCAATAAATACTTTCGCTTTATTGTATGCTTTGGCGTGTTTTGCTACAAAATTATTTTTCATTTTCTTGATATTCTTTGGTCGTAGTCTGCGAGGCTCTCGTCCCACCAATACGGCTTGTCTCTATGTTTCCACGAAGCGAACGTAGCTTTGTCGAGCATATAGAAATTACGATAAGACTGTATAGGATCGCCATAGTCTTTTAACTCCTCAGTCATTGCTAAAGCAAAAGTGGTAAACCCATGGTCTTCCATATTCTTTGGCTCTGGTAAATTCATTAGCATTTTCATGCTTTTGTGTTCACTACCATAACGATAGTGTGCCTCGCTACCGAGAGCAAAGGCATAGTTATTTGTCCAATAAAAGTTTTCTAGCGAAGAACGCACCCATATACATGAAGGATGATTTTGCATGGTAGGAAGGTATGGAAAGAGTCTATCTTCCATTGGAACTTCTTTCCACTCTTTGCGAGTCTTTTGAAGGATAGCATTCTCTTCCTTAGTGATAGCACGAGGTACAAAACCGAATAGGTGATCTATCCAGAGATTTGTGCAGATAAGCTGTGCAGCTTCGAGAATCATCTTGTTGACGTGCTTGTCCACATGATACTCTGCACATTTATCGAGGTCTTCGTCTAGGTAAAAAAGGTTAATAATAGTTCTCCTAAAATTGAAATACTATTATACCGAAACTAACAAAGAAAGTCAAGAACTTTTTATAGCATAGTCCCATGGATTTATATTTAAACTTACTCGTTCTCCTGATATATACTCGGTAACAGTGTGCAAAACCCCTGGACTGAACAAAACAAGTCTATTTGTTCTAGGAGATATTAGAACGTCTTCATCTATTAAGTGTAAGTCTCCTCCTGCAAGGTCTGACACTTTAAGATAAAAAACTGCGCTACAAAGGGGCGTTCTCACTATGCCTTCTTTATAAAATAAAGTCTCATCTTTATCGTAGTGTTCTTCAGGTAACCAACTCCAATGCGGATTGTGTGACCACTCTTCAAACCCTACACAGGACTTCATATCAAAGGTTTGCTTTATCTCCTCAAAGATGGCTTGTTGATAGGGTTTTTGAGGAGGGTAGTCATACCACTGACCTTTAAAAGGATTTGTGTCTACTCTAATGCCTCTCGGCAAAAAGTTGTCTATTATTTTATGCACTTTCTTTAGTCCACATAGCAAGGGAGTACTTATGTCCTCCAACAAGCTGATTACATTTATGGGGATGAGTTATCTTTCCAGGAAACAATAAAAGAGATCCCACAGGTACGTCTGCACTAGAGAACTTTTGTCGTGGAAAATAAAGATCTCCACCAGTATAGTTATTATTAAGTTTTACACTTCCTGTAATATAACTATCGTCATGATGAAGAGAAAGCCCTGTCTGAGTTTCTCTGGAGTATTTTAATGCAAAGAAATCTGATAGTACAAAGCCATCTATCTGCCAGATAAACTCAGCTAAACGAGATACGCTAGTATCCCAGTAAGGCTGAACTATACTATAAATGTCTGGTACTTCTTTCTCCAAATGAATATCATGAGTAGCATAACGCTTATCATGTTTATTTGGAGCCCAGGTGTTTACCTGATTACAAGAGGCTATAATAAACTCACAGAACTGTTCATTTAAAAAATCTACTTGGTATATATCAGGAGCTACTTCTTCATATTTAAGAGGTTTGAATACGGTGTCTAACATTGTCCCATGCCATCCTTTCTACGTCAATAAACTCTGCTGGTTGTGCTAAATCTGCTATAATTTTTACGTCTTTATCTAGTAACTGTAAGTCTCTAAATACGGCTTTCTCTACTTCTATACTATGTGCAGGGTGATTCTCAGGATTAACGAGGTCTACTTTTGCTCCAGAAGCAAGAGGTAAGTGCCAACTTGAGGCTATATTAGTTTTTTTACTGAGTCTGTCATTAAACTTTACCGTATGCGTGAAAAAGTCAAAATTTATGAAGGTGAGGTCCTGGTAGCAAGTAACTTCGTTGACTAGCCATAACCCCGCTACGGCGCCAGCAGATAAGCGACTCGTTTTTCCGCCATAATACTCGTTTAACGCCTTAATTTCGTCTATTTCATACATTACAGTATGCTCATACGTTGGGCGCTTTATTTCTATGCCATTTATTGTGCTAGTATTAAATAATACTTGAGTTGTGGACGGAAAATAGTCTCTCATCGTCATGCGAAAGCCTCCAGTAACCCAAATATCAGTACGCCTACCTAAATACTGCTCATAGCCGTCTGGAATACCTTTTCCGAACCGAATTACTACATCATAGCTATCAATAAGCTCTCCCTGCTCTTTTTCAAGTGCAGTGGCATTGTTTCCTACTACGATTACTGATTTGTTTCGTACGGTTTGCTGAATATCACATAAACTCAAGGTATTTCTCCACACAAGGGCCGAACTTCTGTCCTTTATGAATAGGTGTTCCGTCTGTGAAATGGTAGGCTTGAATGCCTGGCTCAGGCTCGTCATAACCAACTAAATGATTATAGATTCCTGGTATTGACCCAATTTTAGTCTCTGCCCACCATAGTCGATGTAAATAAGCAGAAGACGCTTGATTTACTTCTTCCATAGTTAGCCTTTTAGTATGCTCATGCCCACAGTTGAATAACATAAGAGACGACCACCATTTTCTATCATAGCTTTCGTTCCTTATATTATTCATCTTTATTTCGTGTGCATCATAGACCCTATGTTGCACTACTGAGACTGCGTTTTCGTCGTCGTGGTAATTAGCGACCCCGTATGGGCTTCCTTGCCATACGAAGTCACTATCACAAAATAAAGATAGGCCTTGATATCCAGATAACATAGGCACTAAAAAACGAGTATAAGTAAACTCCGTTGACCCATCCTCCTTTCTATTGTAACCCCGTTCCCACATCTCTGATATATCGATGCGAGTAATGTCAGCTCCTGGTTCGTACTTACGTATTGATTTCTCACATACATCTGTATTTTCAGGTATCTGTCTATCATGGCCTATAAATATTTTCATACCGCTTTCATTCTCTCTACTAAACGTTCTGCTCTAGCACCGACTTGACGGTACCAACGACTATCCACCATTTCTTCTGAGGCTTTACTCCAATCACAGCCAATTAGTGCTGCATTAAAGTTTTTAAACCCTGAAAGACGTGGACGACCCATGTTAAATATCATATTAACCAGGATCTCTCGGACTTCGGATGGGAAGTTGTTAAATGTCCCTGGGCCGTATAGAGCGTAACACTCGTCGATTGAGGTTTCGAGGTCTTTGTCGAAGCATTCTTGGACTCTTTCTTCGCTAACCTTTGTTCCCACTTCCTGTCCAAATTCTGGATCGCTTTTAAGTACCAAGTGTCCAACGCCAAACGTGGGGTAGCCGAGATGATCGAGATAGATTTCATAAACCACCCCTTCATCAATCTTTAGTTGTTCGTACACTGCTTTCTTGTCCATTTACTTTCTCCGTAGTGACCTTGCGGTAATAAATTATCACCTGCTGCGTTTCTTTTATATATCTTTTGATCTCTTGCATATTATAAGCCATTAGCTCATAGTCAGGTACTGACATTGCAAGAAATACGACTTGCCCTTCTTCTTTCTCCATTCGAGCTAAGAACTCTTCGAGGTTGGCTTTTGATACTACGTACCAATAAGGTTCTTTGAGGTCTAAGGCTCTTGGGAGAACAGGTTGGGCTATAACCCGCTCTACTGGTTTAGTTACTATCTCCACTTCCCTCGGGGCTGGCATTAGAAAGCTGCACCCCGTCATCAAGGCGGTCAAGGCTAGCACTATCATCTTCGATCCCATCGAATACTCCTTTGGTAGCTTTATTTACTTTACCTTCAATAAGACCTGGCTTTGCAGCAGCTAACTTAGTTAGGTTATGTCTTTTGAAGATATCTAAATACCTGTTCATATCTTGTTGGATTTGCTGACTTTGAACCTGCATATCCTTTAACGCTTCTGTTTGAAGGGCAAAATCCTTTTCTAAAGCCTGAATCGTCTCTTCTTGAGTTGCGAATTTCAATTCATAAGCTGCTAGTAGTTTTCTCAGCTCTGTAATGGTTGCGTCAGTAGTATAGTAATATAACCCACCTACTAAGCCCATTGCAAATATGATACCTAGC